GCGTGTTCATCCCATGACAAGTCTATCTGATCCTCTTTTGTCCAGTGGCTCGGAATACAAGCGTCTTTTATCTGATCCCTTAATTCCTGCTCACTGACCGCAATATAGCCCAAAACCTCGGGCTTATACTTTTTATTTGTGGCATTCAGCACCGCTTGCGCTGCACTGTCGGCGTCGTGCCAGCCTAAATCAATTACTACTCTGTATCGCATTGTGTTGGTTCTCCTAAGCAAGCGGGCGGATTGCCCCCTGCCCGTGCAATATGGGATATCTCTTACTGATCTGTCAAACAAAAAAAAGGCCCGCGCTATGGCGGGCCAAGTTGGGCAATCGTTGGGCGGGTTGTTTAACCCAGTGTGATCTTTGCGGCTTTCAAAACATCCTTCACAATTTCGGTCACTTCGTCGTCAATATCGCGCTCGGAAACAATTTCTTCAATCTCGGATTGGAAAGAACTCATGTCGAAATTGTAAGTGATATCCTCGCGGATATCGTCGAAGTGATCCGAGATATCAAAAGCCTTTTCTTTTGCTTTTAACTGCTCGGCAATTTCGCCGGATATCATCGCGCCAATCTGGTCTTTATGAAGTCGCCAAAAAGCAAGCCTGATATCATCCAACAACAAAGCGTTTTCGTTGTTAAAAGTGCGTTGGGTCGCGGCATCCTCTTTTGATTGCGAAAGCTCTTCGCGCAAGCGGGCAAGCTCAGTATCCCGCCGTTCGATCATTTCACGCGCCTCGCTCAATTCGGTTTCGTTGGTGTAGTCTGTTTTTGCTAGTTCCATTTTTTGTTCTCCAAACAAAGTTAAGGGGCAAGGTTTCCCCTGCCCCAACATGCGCTATTGTAAAGCGCAAATCAAGATAAAAGTTTAAGCGGCAATCCGGTTCCAATCTCGGGCGTTCATATTCAACAGCTGACCACCTCGACGTTGCCAATCGTCGGCGTGATCGATGTCGCTGGTGTTGGCTACGGCTGTGACAGCATTGATCAGCGTTGCGCGGGATAGTGGGCGGTCGTTCTCGTATCCGGCCTGTCCAATTGTAGACATAAGACCATCTAAAACGTTCGAGGTTTCTTTTTTGGTAAGACGCATAACAGTGCCCAGATTGTTGACCGTGTCAGCAACACTAAAATCACCTTCGATCACGTCGGCGGCTGCTGCTTTCATCTTATCTAAAACTTGGTCAAACATCTCGCGGCTGCTGTAGGCGGATACCAGATCACGCAGTTTTAGATTTAATGCGCGGTTGTCGGCTTCCTGCGCTTCCCCTGACAAAAGGCCCCAATCGTCGCTATCCCGCGCGCTGGTGATATGGCTGCTCCGCGTTTTGTTTTCGGTTTGCATGCCATTTAGACACGCAAGTGTCCAAAACAACTGATAAGCCGTGACTGATCCCTGCCCCGTTTCGCTGTTAGAAAAGCCTACCCCGTTCGCCATTACATCTGACACGTTGGCACCTGCCCCAGTATGAACAAGCGATTTAAAACGCATATACAACTTGCTGTCGCTAATATTAGCTTGAACAACCTGCAACTGGCTTTCGTTTTCCATGATAGGCGGCAATACAGTTTGGAGCATGTCGTTATTGTCATAAGTTTTAAAGCGGTCGGACAATAAAGCGCGGGCGGTGCCGTTGGTTTCGTCTGTATCCAGAAAAGTACGGAGCATTTTTCTTTTAGGCTCTTTCTGAAAATGAGCATTGATTAGCGTATCAAACTCAGCGGGATAATGATCTTGCAAGCGTCGGGCGGTTCTAGTTTCAATATCGCAATGCGCGGCTAGCTGTTGGAAGGCAACCGAATTGATATCAAGGTGCCGCGTTGGTTCGCCGCCTTTTGCTTCGATCACTAAAGCGGGTCGGTTACTTTCGGGGTCGGTTACTTTCTGCAAGTCGTTTGTCGGGGTCAAAAAGTCCGCCTTGCGGGCGGCTTGCTCTTGGACCTTTTGCATTAACTGGGTCAAGCTTCCGTGCGTGTTCTCAATCGAATGTGACATTGTGTAAGTCTCCAAAAAGTTAAAGGGCGCGATTTCTCGCACCCCCTACATATAGAAACCCGCATATATAATCAAGCGGAAATTTCTAAGCGTCTATTCTTCGCCAATATCGCCCGCTATATGGTGCCGGATTATTGAACGCGGGGGCAGTCCAGAAACAAAACGGCGCAATTTGTCCCCGTCGGTTTCGTCTTGTTCTTGAGCGGCTGTCGCAGTCCAGTGAAGCGCGACGTTTCCCCCACTGGCATAGCAACCGCCCGCTGTATCTGGATCGGACGCTTTCTTTTTACTCGCGCCGTGTGCCGTAAATCCAATTGCAAAAGTTCTTTCAAGCCTCGCGCATAATGGATCGCCATTGCCGCAATCCGCACAACTAAAGTTTTTGATTGTTTCGGCAGGACACCGGACAACTAGGGCACCTTCAACAGATTGTTTCTTTTTACCCTGCCAAAACTTTTCGCTAACGGTCACAACACAAGGCACCTTAAAGCGCATAAACTTTGCCGCGATTTCTGCAGTCTTTGCGCTGTAATTTATCACAGTTTTATTTGCCGCAAGTTTACGTTTCCAGTGCAGGGGAGAAAAATGCGAATAGGTAAACGATACACCTTTGGCTGGTCGGGCATCTAATACCGCGTCAAGATAATCAACATCAATTTTTGACGCGCCGCAACCGCTCGGGTTAAGTTCACAACTGGCGGGACAAGTTCCGTAATTGCTACCGTGGCCCGCTCTATATGTGACAGCGATTCCCCGCGTCTTTTTTGCGCGGCTATATTCTACAGTTTTTAGCATGTGTTCTCCAATACATATAAACTCCCATATCTATAAAAGAAAAAAGCCCGCGTGTAAAGCGGGCAGTTTCTAAAGTATTATCGGCGGCGTTTTCGCGTTGGTTTTTTGCGGTTCGCTCTCTTGCTCAGTTCCTCGTAATCGCTGCCATAAAGCAATCGACCTATCAATTCAAAAATAAACATCGGTTAGGCGTTCTCCCTCTCTTCAGTGGTTTTTAATTCCAGTGTTATGTTGCGGTTAGCCTGATCCACAAAACGTCTGTAAATATCTTTCTGGAACTGGGCCTTAGTTCGAGTGTCCGCATTGGTGTGCAATCCGACGTGGCTTTTTACATCCTCTGCCGTGATCGGTCGGCCTTTTAAATCTCTATCTAAAAGCCAAGCTCCGTGGATCGTTTCAATAGCGTGACAACGAACGTAAAACTCTTCCCAATTCTTTTCTGTAATCGCGTTTAAGCCAACCGACATAGTGCCCCAGATTAAAGCACTGGTAATAGGCCAGACGGCGTCGTCTTTGTAGTCGGCTTTAACGCCGCATAAATCGTAGTTTAAACTCATAGCATGTTCTCCATTTACCTAACCCTTAGAGTATATGCGATTATATGGGACAAATCAAGTCGAAAAGAACGGGCCAATCAAAAGGATTTGTCCCTTCATACACGGGATCGGTCTTTAGGCCGTCTGTTTTGACCGCGATTGCCTGATCAGCACGATACAAAAGAACGACAGGCTTTTTTCCCCACTTCTGATGCTGCTTAACCAGTATCCAACTGCTGCTGTGTCGGTGCCTCGTTAGCCAAGAAACTTGGTGCGGGCTTAACCGTACCGCATTGGCCCTGCAAAACTTTAATTCTACAAAATGAAATAGCCCGCGTTCATCGCAAATCATAAGGTCGGGTATGCCCTGACCAACAGAGTTTTCTATTCTAGTCAAACTTAGCTGGGGCCTAACCTTTTTTGCGGCTGTCCTCAACTGTTGATAAAACGCCGCTTCCGTCGGAATCTTCGGTTGGGGTAATGTCGATAATGTCTGAGCCATTGGATTCCTTTAGTTCCTTCAACGCTTTCATCACCTCCTCTTTATCCATATTGTCGATACTGCCGTGTCTGATCTCCGCCTTGCTAACGTATATATCACCCTGCGCCTGTCCCCGTCTATACTCGGCTTGTACCGCGGCACTGTACGCCCCGTTTTCGAGGGCCACGTCACGGATTTTCTGCAAGTCGCGAACGTGTCTGCTATAGTTGATGGCAAAACGTTCATCCAATTCGTTTCGATACCGCCGGATAGCTGCCACAACGTGCGGGCATTTGTGAGGGTTGGTCAACTCATATGCACGGGTGTGGGCTGAACTCTCGGGGTAGCCCGCTCGAATAGCGGCTTCCTTGTAAGTTATCATACCGTCGTTGCTTACAAGCTCTTTTACAAAAAGCTCTTGTTTACGCGTCAAAGGGCTGTCCGCTGTCTTATACTTCGCGCCTCGGGGGTCAGAACGGTTGGCCTCTTTATCCACGGCTAGTCCGGTATGCTTTCTAGGGATGGGCCTCGCTTTAATCCTCAAAGGCTTGGGGAGTTTTGCAAGATCAGCGTTTGTTTTTCTGGGCACGGTTCTCTCCACTGCAAATAACTATACAATACCTTTTAGCAACATATAGTATACCCCGCCAGAAAAACTTTCGTAACTTTTTTCGTGGGGATTTTGGCTTAACGCAGAAGGCTGCTTAAGCGTTTTGGTCAAAAAAGTGCCAATGTAACACCTATCTTTAGTATGGAGTTACAAAATAAGTTACGCTTTTTTGCCCTTTTTTTGTTTGATTACAGACGTGTAACTTTGTTTACACCTGTAACGCCTATATTTTTCGTTTTTTTTTTTTTCATTTTTCTGGGAGGGTATACTATAGGCGTTACAAACGATACAGGCTCCCGCCTAAATTAAGACGAGAGCCTGATCCGCGATCCTGCCACCACTATGTCAAAGTGGCCTACCGCGTGAGAGTGTTAAGCGACCGCTCCCTGCGCTAAGACGGGTTAAAACCCCAAAACCCGCCCTATTCGATTAGATTGATTTCTTTTGGTGGTTCTCCCAGTTCGAGCCGGATTATTATTCTGGGGTGGAATGTGTTTGTTCTGTCCGCCCAATGTCTTTGCACGGCTGTTTCGTACTGAAACGTCATAACGTCCCCTGCTTTGGCGCGTCTTGTCAGCCCTTCGACGGACAGGAGCTTATCGCCCCGCGGTCGGCGGTACAATCTTATTTGTGTTGGTGTATATTCGTGACCATCGTCGTAGTGCGCCAGTAAAACGTTTTTGCCCCCGTTTTCTATGAAGTCGTATCCTAGTGTTGGGTAGCAGTCTCTAACGAACGCTACGACGCTTTTATTGGCGTCTATGATGCTTTTGTTGAGCATTCGTTGTGTGATTTTTATTCGGGCTTTCATAATAGTTCTCCATAATTGCTCTTAGTTTTTTTGTCATATCTTTAGACAACTCTTTGCCGTCATTAAACGGAGTGTCTTTTTCTATTGTTACGAGTGAGGTCCGCGTCCGCGAATACCATTCTTTTCTGTCGTATTCATAACTCAGCACCACGTCGTGAAAGTCGTGTCGGTGCATATAGTAATCGACGTAAGCGGTTCCGTGGAAGCATTGGATTGTCCACGGCCTAGAAGTCTGGTTCATATTCTTCTCCCACGGCTATAGCGGCTTTGATGCTGTTCAGTGTTTCTGTTGCTTTTTGGATGGCCCGTGATCCGCGATCTTCGAACCAGCAATCGTCGAGTTGACGCTCCGCTTGGAGCAGGGCGTCTTCGATGTGTTTGGGTTTAGTCCGCATTATTGTTATCTATCAGTCTCTGATTTTTTTCTTCGTAGAGTTTATTCATGGCACTGACGGCGGCGTCTTGTTGGTTTTCGGTATAGATTTCAGTTCTTATATCGGGGTTGTTTGATACGTCTGAAAAGATGAAGTATGCTTCAAGCAGCATTTCTATTTCGAGGTCTGTTAGTTTCATGTCTGTTCTCCATTGAGTTGGGGACTTGGTGTACCGACCAACTTTTCCCGCACTACATAGAAGCGTTTGATTTCTTCTTTTGAAAGGCCGCTGTATTCCCATCCGGTGTCTGTGTGCTGGAGGTCCGCCTCATAATTATCCAGAGCATCGCTAACCGTTCTAATCTCAGCCTCGGTTAGTTTCACCGTTTTTATTTTGTTGCGGTCATATTGTTTACTACGAAGTGCCATGTCTGTTCTCCATTGGGGTTACTCTTACAGAATACCACAAGTATAGAAGAAAGTCAAGTGCGACAAAGTGTCACACCCCAGACCCGTTGTCCGTGAACCCATTCGCTTATCACCAGCCCCAAGCGCCTTAATCGTCTAAGGTAGTAGAGCGCGGCATCTAGTTTCATTTTGGCCCGCTCTGCCACTTCGAGGTCCGTGAGCCACGATCCTTGTTTCATCACTTCGATTATGGTTTTAAATCCAGTATCCATCATTACGGAGGCTCCTGACGTATCTGTCCAGTTCTTCTGCGGCGGTCCAGTAGTTTTGGTTGGCGTTGGGTAATGGTTCTTTAACGAACCGCGCATCTTGGCATCTATCGACTTCTTGTCGGAGGAACTTTAATTCGGCGTGTTGTGCGGGGTTAAGTTCTCTTTGGATGCGTTTAATGTCTTCTTCTTGCATAGTTCTATTTCTTCCCGTTGTTTTTTGATTATCTCGAACTGTTGTTCCAGTTCTAGGAATTGCTGATCTATTTCGGAGAACAGTTTAACTGCGTCGGGCATTGCTAACATCCTCTCTTACTTTATCCAGAAACTTGATAGCGTCTCTGTTAGCCACTCTGACGGTACGGGCGTGTCCATCATCCAGATTTATGCAGCGCACGATTTTGGGCAGCATATCGTCCCAATCGCCCTGCATACCGTATGACCAGATCATGTACGCAATCAGGGTAGACATTTCATCTGGGTTAAGCTGCGTTGGGCAAGCCTCTATAATGCCCTCTGCCACTTCTGATAGGTGATTACTCATAAAAGCTCCTCCTGTCCTTTAAACGTGATTTGATAGCGTCTGGCGCGACCTAGAACTTTCTCTATTGGGGAGTTTGTTTCCGCGGCGGCTTCTTCCAGAGTATAACCTTTTTGGGACAATTCCAGAAGTTTTTGTGCGGCGAGTGAGCGGTTAATTTCCGAGAGCCGCGGTCCGCCGCCTTTGATTTTATTTTTGACGATACCGTAGTTAGGTTTTTGGCCCTCGTAGGGTTCCAGCATCTTGGCGTTTTCTATTTTCGCTAGGGTCTTCCACTGTTCCAGTGCGGTCATAGTTCCCTCCCAGAAACCTTTTAAGCATTTGCATCATAGCCATTGGGGACTTGGCTTTAACCAAGTCCCGCAGCTTTCTGTTTTCTTCGCAGACGCGTTCGTACTCGTCGCGGTGGATCATGTTCAGTGCCTCGTTTTCTGGGATTCTTTTTGCCCTTCTGCAGACAGGGTATCCCAATCTTTAATCATGTACGGCAGATCGTTTGCCACGCAGTATCCGGTCAGGGTGTAAATCGCCAACTCATTCATTTCTGGTTGAATAACGAGTAGGAGGTTTTTGGCGTCGTTATCCCTGTCAAGTAGGCGCATAACAAAGTCACTTTTTTCCTCGTCTTGCCACGCCATACAACCGTCATCGGTTGTTGCGGCGCACGGTCCGACGATAGCGGACAGGTAGCTTATGTGCCAAGCTTTATCGCTCATTCAATTCTCCAAACTCTGAAGCCGCCGCTATGGTGTAAGATGCTTCTCACGGTTACTTTGATCCCGAGGCTTTCTGCTTTTGAATAGATACCCGCTGGCGCGGTTACATCTGCAACGTGGAAACTGTCGCCAACTTCCAAATCCTCTAGGATAGCGAACTTCCCTTTCCGCTGTGACGCGGGAAGGGGGATGTTTTTTTCTATCTTATAACTCATTCGGCAGCAGCCTCGCGGATCACGCGGCGAACGTCTGAATGGAGGTCATCTAGAAAGCCGCTGGATATTTGGATTTTGCTTTGATGTTTCATGCGGCGTTCAATCAGATAAACGCCTCGGCAGAACTTATCGTTTGCTACGACTTTACCGCTAGTATTTAGCTTACCGTTTGGAAACATGATTTGTTCGCGGTAATTTAAATACATGGAAGGCCAGTGGTAGTCTTTATTGTTCTGCAACATTTCAAGCACCGAGATAGCTTCATAATCGGGCAATACCCGCCTGTGAACACAGTACGCCATTGCGGCCTTAAATTGAACAGAATTAAAGCACCGATTGTTTTTTACCCAGCGGGTGTTCTGATCAAAGTGGCGCAGGATATCTCCCATGTAAGTATCCGCGATCCGCGATACGACGGCTTCATCTTTAAGCCGTCCATCAAGGCCCGCGCAGCGCATGAGGTAGAGTATGGGCTGCACTATGTTGCTTTGGTTTAATCCTGTAATGTCTGCGATTGATCGGGCTTTGCCGAGGTCCAGAGACGCGTACAGTCTTTGGCACTCTTCCGGCGACTCTACACGGCATTGCACCACTACACCTTGGTCAGCGAGAATTACAGCCATACATCTATTTTGACCGTTATATAAAATACCGTCTGTATCAATTAGAATAGGCGTTTCCATTGCGTCTACAACCCAGCGGCCTTGTGTGATCTTCGCTGCGAGGTCTTTAACGTGTTGATCTTTAACACCTCTGTGTATTTTACGGTTTTTATACCAGTTATTACTAAGCAGTTCTGTTGCGGCTGCTTTATCAAGAAAGCGTGACTCAAGCATGTTTGTTCTCCTTTGGTTGAGTAAAGCTAAGATAAACCAACTATACGAGATAGTCAAGTACAAATAATAAATACTTGAATAGACCCTTAGTCTTAGGTTTTTTAAATCCGTCACGTTAACGTCGTTAGCGTGATTAATTGGACAAGAAAAAACCCTCACCGCGGGTATTTCGGTGAGGGTTCCAATGTTTATTGGAGAACAAACATTAATATCTCATGAGGAGATACGTATTACATACGCGATAATATGGGAGTGGTCAAGCTTCTTCGTAGTGTTGCTTGAGCTTATTTCGGACGGACTTCAGTTTGCTGTATTGGTCAAACATGAAGCGTAGCTGTCCGCTGATTGTCCGGCCTTCGATAGCCGATAAAATCTTCAGTTCTCGGTAAACTTCGACCGGAACGAGGACTGATTTCCATTTTGTAGTATCCATCTTATGCGCCTTTGTGCGAGTTTCTGGGACTATATAGGATAAACACTTGATACACAACAAAAAACCCCCGCCTTGCTGAACCAAAGCGGGGGAGTTGAAGAGCAGACTATACCGCTTCGCCCCATGACGGACCCAACTCAACGTCACAAAGGCTTGGCAACTCCAACGGTACAGCATTTTGCATGATTAATGCAACCTTTTCTGCCTCTTCTCTGGACGTTACTGACATAGCCAGTTCGTCGTGTATTTGCAGCATGGGCAGATAGCCTTCTCGGTACAGATCGACCATAGCTTTCTTGGTCATGTCCGCGGCGGACGCTTGGATCAGCCTGTTGAGGGCTTTGTAGGTGTACGCTCTGACCAGCGGAGTGTGCTTGCCGTGTTCTAACACCGCTTGCTCGAACGGCAGTGCTTTAAACATTCCAAACTGCTTTGGTTCCCACAACTCAAACCGACACTTCCGGCCCAGTAGGGAACGCACATGGCCTCGGCTTCCTTTCTGACTAAGGTGACTTTGTACGCCCTTCATCAGTTCTTTCACAAACGGCACCCGCTCATGGTACTGGTTGATTAGGCTTCTGGCCTGTTCCTCGGGCAGATCAAGTTCAATCGCCAGCTTACCCACGCCCATGCCGTACATAATACCGAGGTTCACGGTCTTCGCTTGTTTACGCGGGATGCCCGCCATTTCTGCCACCATCGTATGGAAGTCGGTCCGCGGATCGTCATTGTAGCTTTGTATAAACTCTGTGACGCCCCCTAGCACTCTGTTTTGGCTTTTACCAAATACGTGTGCGTAGTGAACCAAGATGCGCGGTTCTTGTTGGGAGTAATCTATAGCGGCCCATTGTTCGCCTTCTTCTGGCAGAAACAGGGACCGGATCATTGGTCCTATCTCGGGGTCACGGGCGGGGATTTGTTGTAGGTTTGGGTTATTCATGGAGAACCGCCCTGACACTGTACCGCCGTCATCTGATCTGATTTGGTTTATGTGGCTGTGGATACGTCCATCTGAGTTACAAAAAGTCAGGATGTTGTTAATGAACGTGCCTGACGTTTTGTTGAGGTTTCGAGCTTCTACGATAAGTTTAGGTAACTTATCGGGATGTTCTGACAGGAACTTCTTGGTAAAGGACGGAGAGCCCTTTTCTGTTTTAAAGTATTCTATGTCCATTTTATCGAAGGCTTTGGCAATGGACGCCGCGGCCCAAATTTCTATGTCGCAGCCGGAGATACGTTTTATTTCTTTGTGGACTTCTTTCTCACGCTTTAGGATTGCGTTCCGCGTTATTTCTGCTTTGTCCATATCGACGCGAATACCGCGCCATGTCATGTCCACAAGGCAGGGCAGGAGGTCCAGTTCGAGTTCTGTAACGCCCTCAAGGTTTTCCTGTTTAATTTGTACAGACAGGTAGTCCCACAGTTTAAGCGTAATCTCTGCATCGTTCTGTGCGTAAGGCCCGACAAACATTGCGGGCATCTTCCACATTTCTGCTTTGGCATCGAACCCAAACTCCACCGCGGCGGCGTTTAATAGTTTTTCTGATTTGGCTATGCCTAACAGTTCGTAGCAGAGGTTGTTGAGACTGAAGCTTCTACGGTTTTCATCAAGCAGGGACGCCACAACCATCGTGTCGATCACACGGCCCTTTACATCAAAGCCCATGCGCTTGATCCAGCCGAGGTCATACTGAGCGTTGTGCATTACTTTATCTGCGGGGCAGTCAAATATCTTTTTAAGCCACTTGTTAACCTGCTTTTCGTCTAGGTTGCCGCCGCCTTGGTGCCTGATGGGGATGTATCCGGCCCAATCTGTAGTTGCCACGGCGTATCCCACCACTTCGCCGTCACCTCTAGCCCATCCGGGGCCCATCTTTTTAAGATTGGGGTCTTTGGTTTCCACATCGATAGCGATTGTTTTGGCGTGTGTTAGGTCTGGCAGTTCGTGTGGCGGCACCCATTCGGATAAAAGGGACGCGCTGCCTACTGTTAGATTACTCACTTTTTTCTCCCGAAAACGACCCACCGATTGCGCTGTATCCGCACTTGTCGATCCATGAGTCTTCATGGTCTAGGGTGTTTAGTAGTCTTGCTGTTTTAACCCAATCCATCATAAGCGCAACGTGCTGCGCGGTTAGGTATCCATGCGAGGCTATTGCCCCGTTTAGAATGACGTTCCACCCTGTGGCGATACGGTCAAAGTTTTCGAGCGCGTCACCGTAGTCTTTTGCACGGTTGCCTGTCACTAACTCTGCACTTTTTTTTAATATTTCTTCTTTTTTCATTCATAAACCTTTCCATCGGGGGAAACTCCCCCATTTTCTGTTTCGGGCAAATAAACCAGAAAAAACGACTGACAGTTGGGGCAGCTAAGATTAGTGACCATAATGAACTCTTCATTATCTTCACAATCGTGATCCCCGCCCCAAATTAATTCTGTCCCACAGTGCCAACAGTTCATCGGAACAAATTGCTTTCCCATTCAGTAACTTCGTGGATATGCGTGTGTTTACAGGTAGGCTTTATTTTCCCTATCTTTGTAATCCAACCATATTGCTTTAAAACACGAACCATAGAACACCATACGTTATGGTGATGCGGGTCAGGCATACCTTGTTCTCTGCAAAAAGCGCACAAGTGACCCCCCTCTAAATACCTATTCTTCTTTAAGAATTTAACCGCGTTCTCAAAGTACTGCTTTTTCCAAGCATCATCTGCAGCCTCAAAGGCTCGTTCTATTTCTGTTTGGATAAACTGTTCTCGGCTCATATGTCGTAACTCCTGTTTAAGTTTTCACCTTCGATAATAAATAAACGCTCTCGGGTCCGCGTGACGGCAACGTAGAACACGCGGTGCATGTCGTCGGGTCTTTCGGTCATATCTTGTTGAGCCGCTGCGCTAATGTCCGAGAACACTACAACGTTGTCGGCTTCTCCGCCTTTGGTGCCGTGGATCGTGGACACTATGATACGGGGCGTCCCGTTAAACCGTTCTCCGCGTCGAAGCAGAGCGATTATATATGCCCTGTCTTTTTCTGGCAGACGGTCCATAGCTTCATGCCAAAGCATATCTTTTGTTGCGAGTAGCCCGTGGTTAACATTTAGGTCTTGTATGTTAACCATCTCGGCGTCTTCCAAACCTTTGATGCGCTTAAAGCCCTTTTTTATTCTTTGACGGGCACCGGACGCGGACATGTATTCATAGATGTTTCGCGCTGTTTGCCCTGTAACGCTTTGGCCTTTACGCAGTTGCTCCCACCCGTTTACCGCGTCACTGATCTTAGCGGAGATGGACCGTGAGCCGCGATATTCGAACAGGTAACCGAAGGACTTTAGGTACTGCGCCACGGGTTCTAGCATATATCCGGCTTGCGCCATTATAAGCCAAGAGCCTTCTGACAGGTCAATGTCCATAATATCTCGGTAGTATCCGACTTCGCCAATTTCTTGTCTTGGTTCGTAATTCTTTACGACGCGCCGTTGAATGCGTTTGACTATGCCTTCTGCCACTTTGTGTACGCTGTAGGGGATGCGATAGGATTGGCTTAGTGTATCTGATCCGCCGTCGAGGTTTATGAATGCGTCCACGTCGGCTCCGGCCCAACGGTAGATAGCTTGGTCATCGTCACCCGCGACATACATTCGTTTGGATCGTTCATCTAACAGGTGGGCAATATCCCACTGCATTGGAGAGAGGTCTTGCGCCTCGTCCACAAAACAGAGTTCGAAGTTTGGACAGAAGTTGGAGCCTTCTATTACAAAATTCTCCAGCATGTCTGTGAAGTCAAATTTGTGCCGGACCTGTTTGTATCTACCAAGGCAGCTATCGACGTAATTTATCTCGTTCCATGTAAGATGTGTGTTGCTCATGTCGTATTGTTTACGCAGAGGCACTTTTCTAAGACGCGCCAGATTTATTAAACCCAGAATTGGATCAGACGCTTTCATCATGTCTGGCAGATCATCATCAAAATTAACGCTTTTGGTGGTTACAAGATGTACGCCCATACTTTCCGACAGTTCGCGGTAGTCCGACGGCTGCATTACTTGTTCGGGGCTTATGTCAGACAGTGACAACGCTAGGCTGTGAATAGTACGAAAGAAGTACAGGTCCTTTTTGGGGTCCAGCTTAAACCGTGCAGCGGCGCGTTCTTTAGCTTCTTCTGCTGCTTTTCTGGTGAAGGCTAAGAAAGCAATCTTGGTTGGCTCTACTCCGCTTTGCAGGGCGTCATCAACCTTATTGAGTAGTGTTGTTGTCTTCCCCGTCCCCGGAGGTCCGAATATCCGATACATTGTTTGTCTCCCGAGTGTATATCTGATGTACCCGCTGCTTGGTTATCCCAAACCATTTAGCAACAGCGGTCTTGGTCACTTTCTGTTCGTCAATCAGACGGACAATTTCTTTGTTCCGCATTTCTTTTATTACGTTGTCAGTCAAAACGGACTCTCCTGCGCTTGAAACTGTGGTGTACTTAATTCTATATCACCGTTTTCAAATGCTGGCACCTTCCATAGACGTACCACGCGACCTTTTATTCTAAGCAAGCAGCTTTCTCCTGTCACCTCGCGCAGACGCTGGGCTATCTTGTGGGACTTATATTCAAAGAACTTGTTCTTCTTTAAAAATCCTTCGAAGTCCTTGAGCCTAAAATATGTGTAACCCTCTTCCTCATCGGTCCACGGACGGCGAAGCAGTATCTCTTCCCTGTCTTTGGCCTGTTGCATGTGGCTACAGAACTCTTCTAGGAAGTCGTAGAACTGACCACCCACTGAGGCGTCAACGGACACTTCTATTATGGCGCTTTGGTTTTCGGTCATTTCACGCATCATCGCGCTGATCCGCGCTTCCCACTGTGCTTTAGCAACGCTTCGCGGCATGAAGTTAATTTGCTCCATACAGGCTTTTTGAAATAAGGTTTGGTTCATCAGGCCGTCAGTATCCAGTTCGACAGGTTCACTGTTTACGTCCATAAACCACACGGGCGGTGTTGAGTTGTACTTACGCAGGTTACCCACAGCGGCATTTTGAGCCGCGGCACCGATACCAAACTTCATGGTCTGGCACAGTTCTTTGTTGCAGTGCGCGTTGATGGGCGCGTCAGAACATTTGTACGAGTAATCCTTTTTGCCAACTTGCTTTGCAACGACGTTTACTTCTGGCAGCGGCAAGGGCGGGTCTAAAAACTGGGTGTTGTATGTCAGTATCTCTGTCTCCCAGCTATCGGGAAACGCTTTGCGTAGATAAATTCCTATGTTGTACAGACCGTTGTTTCTTCCGCCTTCGCTAATCAAAACCTTGGTAAGGTGCTGTAGGCAAGGCGGTCCGTCTGCAAGCGGTCCTTTCACCTGCGCGTCAGTCATCTGAAGTTTGACTATCTCCTCTGGCGTTTGCACATGCGCCTCGTACAAGCCGAAGAACTCTTCAAGCGTTGCTGACGTGCCGTCATCCAGAATGCCGTATCTCAGGCCGTCCTCTGCGTCGTAGTAAGGCAGGTTTAGAAAGTTACCTACGTCTCCGCGATCCAAGTGCAGCTTTACTTGCTTGGGGAATATCTCACTACCGCCATATCCGAGGGCCGCGGACAGGTGTGTCAGGACCTTCTGCATTTCCTTTGCTTCGATCCATTCCTTACAGAACAAAAAGCAGTGTGCGCCGCCGGACTTTGATCGACAGACAACCAAGGGCAGCTTCATGGCCCGTATTTTTTCTATAAGTACTTTGTGGTCTAGCGGGTACTGGTCAACGTCAATGCAGCCCCACTTGCAGCAATTATCCTCATTAATCGGGATGATGCCTACAGCGGTGCCTTTGCCGGACAGGTGCCCTTTCCAGAGTTTCGAGGTCCGCGGTTCCTTAATGATACTAGCCTTGCCAGTATTTTTACCGTTGGACTGAGTTTTTTCAACTTTGTACGTGCCGTAAGCCTGTTTCAAACCATCAAAGATGGCGGAAAACTTATCTACTGACATGGGGTCTTCCTTTGGGAAAGCGGGCCGCAGCATCAGCTACGGCCCTTGTGAAACTAGAACGGTACTTCGTCTGGGTTGAAGTCAGGCTTTGACGCCTCTTCACTTTGGTGTTTCACAACCACGTCCCCTGAAGCGATGCTTGCACGGAACTCACGGGCTCTGTTGTAGATGCCCTTGTCTTCTACGGGGCCAATGCGGGACATGTCCCAATTATGCCATTTGCCCTTACTGTTTTCTTCACTGACGGACTTTAGCAAATATACAGAGCTAAACCGCGGCGGTGTGAAGGGACCGTTCTTGCCGTTCATGGTGATTGAACTCATCATGGAGTTCCACTTACGACTTTTCTTGAGGCCCGTGCTTTTCATTGCAATGAGCGCCGTTTCCGCAGAGCCGTCTTCGTTAAGAACGATTACGAAGTGTTGGTGCGTTTCTTCGATGTACGATCCATCACCGCCTACAACCATGTCTTTATTGGTTTCACGGTCACGTTCGAACGGAGGCAGTTTGTCTGTCGGTTCAAACACCGCGATAGGAGCGCCTGAACCAGCGCCTCTGGGTGCCCACTGGATAAACCTGCGCTGATAGACGCACGGTATGACCTTAACGCCGTCTGCGCCCTTGTGGACGGTCTGGGAGACGGTATTGTAAATATCACCCTTCTTACCCTCAAAGTCGGGGTCATCTAACAGGCTGTCTAGCCCGCTAATCAGCTTAAGGAACGGTAGCGCCAGATCGTCTTGGCCCATATCCGATACGCCAACTCCGGCGTCCGCTTCAAACATACTTTGGTCAAACTCAACCATTTCTGTCTTCTCTGTCTTCTTAACTGCACCCATTATTTTGCTCCCCTAATAATGGCTCGTTGCCCAACGTAGGCTCCGAATAGTGTGTGCGGGAAGTCTTCTCCCGTTTCGATGCGCTCTTTAACAAACGCTTTTAGTGTACTCGCATGAATACTTTCGTTCTGGTCTGCCGGATAACCTTGCTGAGATGCGAACGCGTGGAACGCACTGGCTTGGTCATCCTCACCTCTGCCAAACTGGCAAGAGATAACGTTCTTGATAATGTCATCAAACCCGTTTTCGCGCAGCCATTCGTATGCTGCCGGACGGTCTTTGACGAGGATGCTGGCACCGTAGGTCGGCTTGACTTCTACTGTACTGCCGTCATCCAAAGAGAACTTAGACAGCCCTAAGTCAGCCATAGTCGAGGGTAGGTCCTCGTCTGTCAGCTTCAGTAGTGCTTGCTTTTCGTCTTTAAGTTCCCGATCAAGCCGTTCAACTTTATCTTGTTGATACTTGATCTTTCTAGCTAGACCAGCCACAGTGTCTAAACCTGCGTTGTCCAGCGTTTCGACAGAAGAGAGAGTTTTTTCAAAGTCCTCTTCCATCATGCCTAAAATATCGTTCATCTAGTACTCCTGTTTAAAAGACCCTTTTTACGGCCTTGACAAACACCTATATACATATAAGATATATGGCAGTCAACCCCGTAGGAGAACAAATGTTGGAACAGATAGATTACGATTTTAAGACGCAGCCCTTCAACCATCAGCGTGACGCACTAGAAGAGTCTTGGTACAAAACGTACCACGCGTACTTCATGGAAATGGGCACTGGAAAATCCAAAGTCGCCATAGATAATATAGGTGTACTATATATAGAAGGTGACTTAAACGCGGCACTAATTGTAGCGCCCAAGGGCGTCTATGACAACTGGGTGCAGGGCGAAATACCCGCGCACTTGCCAGACAATATAAAGCGCAAAGTCATGCGGTGGACGCCCACCACCTCCAAACGCTATCGCGTCGTTCTGGATACGTTTATTGATGACCCGTTTGACGGACTAAAACTTTTTGTAATGAAC